GGTTTGCGATGAGTTTCGACGCCATTATGTAGTTAAGGTGGAGACAAACAACCGACTCCCCCTCCGTCTTGATGCAATTGACCACTTCACCAGTCTTGTTACCGATGTGGGTTTTGCTTTGCAGATCGATGCGCACGAATGTCCGATGCTGATTCGGGCCTTGAAGGGTGGTTGGAGATACGCGGTGGATGTCAAGAAAGACATCATGAAGGGGGTGGAACCAGAGGACACTCCATATACGCATGTTGGAGACGCTTTCGGTTACTTGGCGCGTTATTTCAACAGGCAGACTGACCGGGAATTGCGGTTTGGTGGCGAGGGTGATAAGAAGGGATTTCATCCTCCGATGAAATTCGGAAGTGGGTATCATTTTTCGTGAGGTAGATTATGGCTGTTGTGGTTGCTGTCGGAGGTGTTCCTGCTGCATCAAGTGATGCTTATGGCACATCTGTGGCGTCGGCCAAGGCTGACATGCTTCCGCCTGCGGCGGAAGTGGAAACTGTTGGCGATTCCCCAATTAAGAAAATCAAGCCTGATGAATTGAGGATGGTTGGGCAGAAACTTGATTTCCTATTCCGTCAGTATGTGTCTGATCGAAGAATCGCGGAGTTGAGATGGCTACGCAATGAGCGACAGTATCTCGGTATTTATGATCCAGAAATCGAAAAAGAATTGTCAGTAAATAGAAGTAAGGCATATCCTAGAGTGACAAGAGTGAAGTGCATTTCCGTTCTTTCCCGGCTTATGAATCTTATGTTTCCTGGGAATGAGCGTAACTGGGAAATCAAAGCGTCCCCGTCAGCTGACATGAAAATTTCGGATGTTAAGGAAGCGATTGTCAATGCTCAGAAGGCGGACAAGGATGCCGGTGTGCCGCCCGCGCCGCTGGACTTAGAGTATGTTATGGGTGCAATACAGACGCTGGAGGATAAACGCGCCGAGGACCTTTCGACTTTGATTGACGACCAGCTAGAAGAGCTTGGCGGTGATCAAACACTCGACTATATTGCTCTTAATCGTTCTGCGATCCGGAGTGGAATTATATATGGTCTTGGGCTCCTTCGAGGGCCTTACGCCCGTCCAACGAAAACTACTGTTTGGGAAGTGGGACCGGATGGTGCGCCGACACCAAAAACACGTACGGCGTATAAACCACAGTTCGAGTTCCTGAAAGTGTGGGATTTTTACCCTGATCTTTCCGCCAAGACCTTCGATTCGATGGATGGTTATTTCACTCGTGTGGTCATGTCACGTGCGCAGGTTCGCGATCTGGCGCGGCGTGAGGATTTCTTTGCGGATCAGATTACGGATTATCTCACCAATCATCAGATGGGAAACTATCGGCCACAGCCTTTCGAGACTGAGCTGCGTGCGATGGGCGTCAAGGTCAATGTCAATGAGATGAAGACTGAGACATCCAAGTACGAAGTGGTCGTCTGGCATGGTCAGACATCTGGGACGTTCCTTTCGATGTGTGGTGTTGATGTGCCAGAAGATAAGCGTGCCGATGATGTTGATGCGGAAATCTGGATGATTGATGCTAACGTTATCAAGGCGACATTAAATCCGTGGGAGGAACTCGGTGTCAAAGTTAAAACGATCCATACCTTCCTTTTTGACGAAGACGATACTTCGCCAATTGGACTCGGATTGCCAACGGTTATCCGAGATAGTCAGATGGCCATTTCGGCTTCGACCCGCATGCTCCTCGACAATGCTTCGGTGGTCTGTGGACCGAACTTGGAACTCAATACCGATCTCTTACGACCCGATCAGGACTTGACTTCTACGTCTGCATACAAGATGTGGTATCGCGAGGGCACCGGCATTGAGGCGAAAGCCCCTGCGGTGACGAATGTCCAGATTGAAAGTCATCTGGACGATCTGATGAAGGTCATTGAGTTGTTTCAGCACAATGCGGATATGGAGACTTTTGTCGGTCCGGCTACTGGTGGCGATATGGCCGGTGCTCCCAGTGAGCCGATGCGTACAGCTGCTGGAGCATCCATGATCCGGGGCGATGCGGCGTTGCCGTTCAAGGATATAGTGCGGCATTTCGATTCATTCACGCAGTCGATTCTGGAATCGCTGGTGCAGTTCAATCGTAAATTCAATCCAAGACAGACTCCTGAGGGCGATTACAATGTGATCGCGCGTGGCGCAACATCGCTGGTTGCCAAGGAGATTCGTGGTATCCAGATGGATCAGCTTGCGCAGACCTTGCAACCCGAAGAGAAGTTGCATGTTGACGATCGTAAATGGGTGAAGGCCCGCTTTGCAGCGCGCGATCTTACGGATATGCTGGTCAGCGAGGAAGTGGCTGATCGTCGCAAGACGGCACAGGATCAACAGGCAGCGCAGGCGGCGCAGCAGCAAGCGGCGCAGATGGAGGCGACGATCCGGCAGACCCTGGCCGATGCCTTCAAGAATATTGCTCAGGGTCAGAAGAATGCCGCGAACGCGGATGCGACAGCGATCGAGACGGCTCTCGATCTTTTGGAGAGAGGAATGCAAAATGTCCTTGCTCAGCAAGCAGGAACAGCAGGACCTGATCAAACGGCTCTATCAGGCCAGGCAAACGGCGGAGCTACAGGCGATGAGGAAGCTCCTGGGGCACCGTCTGGAGGAGACCAAGGCGGACCTGGTGGGATGCCAAGTGGAAGCGTTCCCGCGGCTCCAGGGGGCGGCGCTGGCCTACCGGGGCCTGCTGGAGGACTTGGAGCGTAAAATTCCCGATCTTCCCACCGGACCCTTGTCGAATGCCGGAACCGACTATCGTTGAAAGGATGAGTCATGCCTGAAGTGAAAGCGCCGACGGCGCAGGAAAATCTCGATATTTTCGAAGCGGCTTTTACTCAGATCGCTGCTGCGGATAAGGCAGGAACTAAGGTGCCAGAGCAAATGGCGTCCGTTTCTTCGGCGGACAATCCTGTTGTCGGACCGACGGATAAATTTATGGGAAATGAAATAACGGGGCCAACTGGTCCTACAGAACCTCAGGGTCTGCCCGAACAGCCTGAGGTGATCGGACCAACCGGAGCGACTGGACCGGTTGAACCGACTCCTGAACAGAAAGCTATGGCTGCGGTGGAAAAAGCAGCCGCGGACGCCGAAGCTGCGCGGGTTGCGCAGGAGGAGCAGTTCATCAAGCATGTCAAGACGGTGGTGGAGACAACGCAGCCACTGGCTCCGCCAGCTCCGCCGAAACCTGCGCCTCCAATCGAGCAGCAGCTGTTCACGCCGGAAGAGATTGAATTTTTGACGGCGTACGATAAAGAGTTTCCGGACATTGCCCGAGCGGAGACAATCCGTCGGCGAGCGGACCTTCGAATGACCGTCGGTTATGTCTTTGACGAAGTCACCCGGAGTCTCCAGCCGCTGGTGCAGCAGATTCAAAATCTCGCGGCGCGGACGCATCTGGGCGATATTCACCAGATGGTGCCGGATTACGATACGACGCGCGAGCAGGTGATTGCCTGGGTGGACAAGCAACCGCCATATCTGAAAGCGGCCTATCAGAGAGTGGTTCAGCAGGGTTCCGTCGATGAAGTGGCTGACCTGATCAACCGATATAAGAAGGACACGGGTGTTGTTGCACCGCTTGCGGCAGCAAAACTTGAACCTGAACTGACCCCGGCAGCGAAGAAAGCCGCAGCGGCGCTGGCTCCTGTAGGTTCTAAGCGATCTGGGGCAGTTGTCACCGAACCTCAAGATTTCGACGGTGCTTTTGGGGCTGCTACGGCAGCGTTGGCAATGGAGGAAGAGCGGGAGAGAAAAGCGAATCGATGAAGGATACTTGACAATGAAATAACTTGTGTGTAGATACAGGCTACCTAAGCTGCCGTGATAGCCCATACAAGCGGGCTTTTCCTGGACCTAGTTGGGTAAGTGTAGTTGAGCTTTTAAAGCTCCTAACCCAATTCTTAGGAGGCCACCATGGCCGCTCTGACGACTTACGGGGACATTTCACCGGCCGTTGCCGCTTATTCCGTTGTGCGTATGCTCAAGCGTGCGATGCCTTATTTACATTTGGAAAAATTCGGCCAGGTTTATCCTTTGCCGACCAACTCGACGCAGACTGCTAAGTTCCGTCGTTACTTCCTGCAAGGCGCTACTGGCGCGGCAGGCCCGGATACTGGCGGCACCAGTGGCGGCACCAGTCCGTTCTTTATCCCGGTGGCCACCACGCCCCTTATTGAGGGTGTGACGCCATCCGGTTCGATCCTGGCCAACCAGGACTACACCGTCACGCTTCAACAGTATGGCGATTATATCACGATTACCGACGTGATCGAGGACACCCATACTGATCCGGTTCTGCAACAGTCCACCGACATTCTCGGCGAGTCTGCGGCGGTCACCGTCGAGACGCTGCGGTTCAATGTTCTCAAGGCCGGCACCAATGTATGGTTCGCCAATGCCCAGGTGTCTCGCGGTGCCGTTGTCACCGCCATTACGCTGGCTGACCAGCGTCGGGTGACAACCGGTCTTAACCGCCAGAATGCCCGCAAGATCAGTCAGGTGGTCGCATCGACGCCGGACTTTAATACGAAGTCGGTCGAGGCGTCCTACATGGCCGTCTGCCATCCGGACCTGGAGAGCGATCTTCGTAACATGACCGGCTTCAAGGTGGTCGCGGACTACGGTCCGCACACCACGCCATTCGAAGGCGAGATCGGGTCTTGCGAGCAGGTCCGTTACCTTACCTCGACCGTCATCGCTCCCTGGACTAATACAGGTGGCACTTCGGTGACTAATGGCCTGCGGTACACCGCGGCTGGCGGTGCTGGTTCGTGCGATGTCTATCCGATTCTGATCTTCGGTCGCGACGCTTTCGGCATCGTGCCGCTCAAGGGCAAGTCTTCGATGACTCCGATGGTGGTTAATCCGAAGCCGGCTCCGGGCGATCCGCTGGCTCAGCGCGGGACAGTCGGGTGGAAACTGTGGACTTCCACGGTTATCCTCCAGGATGCCTTTATGGGTCGTTTGGAAGTGGGGGCGACCGCGTAATTCTAACGGCGGGCTTCGGCCCGCCTCCTTCTTCAGGAGATGAACATGACTAACGCAGTTTCTCACATCAGCCCGATCAACTACAACGCCATGGCCAACATCGCCACCGGCTATTACACCGGCGATGCTTCTGGTGCGATTCCTGTCGATATCGGCT